TGGACTCCGTGGGCCGGGGGCAGACGCGCTAGCGGCTCCGACCGGCCAGGTCGAAGGAACGTTGAAGTTCGGGGGCTGCGCCTGCCCACTCGTCTCGCCCCGGACCCTTACGGGCTACCCGAAACCTTCTGAGGGGTGCACGAGGAGAATACCGCTGTGGGTATTATCGCGCAAGAGGTTGCAGAAGATTTATTTCACGTTATGGGAGCGGGGTGCGAGGGTCCGTGTAGTTATGAAGACCGAGTAGGTCGGCGCAAGAAGTGTCTACCGAAGGGCCGTCAGTAGACAGTTCTTGCTAGCGGTCGGCGCCCTTGTGCAGGCCGTGGCGGGCGAACTGCTCGCCCTTCTTCCCGGCCTCGCGCTTCTCGCGCGTCGCGGCGGCGAGCTTCGCCATGCCGCCTGGGGTGGAGCGGAGCTTCTCGATGGCCTTCTTCGGCGCGTAGACCTCGCCGGTCGCCTTCGGCCCCTGGACGCTGGGCTTGCCTGAGGGCGTGCGCCACTCCTGCTTCGTCCAGCGCTTCAGGCTCTTCTGCGCGCCGGACGGGCCGCTCTTGTACTTGCCGCCGGCCTTTTTGTACTCCTGGGCGACCATCTGCGCCTTCCGCGCAGACCACTGGCCGGGCTTGCCGCCCTTGCTGCCAGCCATGATGCGTGACTTGATCCGCTCACGGAGCTCGGGGTTCGAGTAGACCTGCTTCAGCGCCGCACGACGGTCCATCACTTCCCCCGCTGGTCGGCCGCCTCCATCTGGCGGACGACCTTGTTGGCCCAGGACTTCCCGGCTTCACCGCCCCACAGGAGGCCGGCGACGTAGCCCTTGTCTTCCTTCGGGCTCTTGCCGGCGTCGAGCTGGTAGTTGCTGGCGTGGCGGTCGAAGTACGCCTTCATCCGCTTCACGGTGGACGGGTCCATCGTGGAGCGGTTCTTCAGGTTCGCGGCCCGCTGGACGCCGGAGCCGATGCCCTGCGCCGACGCCTGCTTCGCGTCGAGGCCCGCCTTCTGGGACTTCGACTGCTCGCGACGCAGCATGAGGCCGCGCACCGCGGCGGACGAGACCGACGCGGGTGGCTTGAAGTTGATGTGGCCGTACTTCCCGTCTGCCATCACCCCTCCTTCTTCATCCGGTCGGCGAGGATCTGCCGGAGCATCTGGCGCCGGAAGTCCTTCTCCATCGGGTTGCCCTTCAGGGGGTTCTTCGCGCCGCCCTTCAGGTCGGGGCGGGTGGTGTTCTGCACGTCGTTGCCGATCACTTCATCTTCCCGAGCGTGCGCGCGAGCACGAGCTGCTTGAGCATGGTGCGCTTGGCGGCGGAGAGCTTCTTGTCGCCCGCGCCTTCCTTCTCGAGCTGGGAGATCTTGGACGAGATCTTCTCCTTGGGGATGTTCTCGCCTGCCTTCGCGCCCATCTTCTCGCGAAGGGCGCCGGGGTTCTTGATCGCCCCCTGGATCCACTTCTCAGCCATGTCGCCCTCCGCGCCATACCGTGTTAGCATGGGATATGGGGAGTCTATCGTGAGCGCTCCGTCAAGTCTACCGGGAGGCGCGAAGATCGCGCAGATCCCGGGCCTTCACATGGGCAAAGTCCACGCGATGTTCAGCACACCGTGGGCCTTCGTCTCGATGTGCCAGATCGTCCGAGAGGACGAGTCCATCGGCTACCTCGAGCCGACGAACATCCAGATGAAGTTCTTGCAGGCGTGCGCGGACCACCGCTGGGTGCTGACCGACAAGTTTCGTCAGGCGAAGATCACGACGCCGGCCGTCATGTTGCTGCTCCGCGACTGCATGTACCTCGAGGGCGTGAAGGGCGTGCTGATCGCCGAGCGCCAGGACACCGCCGAGGACATCTTCGAGCGCATCCTCTTCGCCTACAAGCATCTGCCCGACGACGTGCGCGTGCCGGTCGAGGCGGGGCGCAAGCCGGGCACGACCCAGATCCACTTCGTCCACGGTGGTGGCATCAAGGTGCTGACGGCCGGCGGTCGATCCCCGGCGGTCGGTCGCTCCATCGACCGTCTGCTGCTCACCGAGTTCGGTGAAGCGCAGTGGCAGCGGAAGGCCGCGGCGAACATCTTCCCCGCCGTCAACAAGCGTATCAACGCGCGCGTCATCCTCGAGTCGACGCCTGGCACCGCGGGCAGCCACCACGAGACGATGTGGCACAACGCCCTCGAGGGCAAGGGTCGCTTCCATCCCGTGTTCCTCGAGTGGTGGCTCGACCCGAGCTGCCGCTCCGACCCGCACGGCCTGAAGCCGACGGACGTCGAGCTCGAGTACATGGCCCGGCACCCGGGCATGGACCTGCACAACCTGGCGTTTCGCCGGCTGTCGCTCCAAACGGAGATGGGTAACGACGAGCGTCTGTTCACGTCGAAGTACCCGTCGGACCCCTACGACGGCTGGTTGGGCAGCGGCTCCCCCGTCATGCCCATCGACGTACTGAAGGCGTGCCTGCTCACGGCAGTCGTGCCCCCCGAGCCGGTGCCCAAGGGCGCGAGCCTGCTCGAGCGCCCGGTACGCGGCCGGTCCTACCTCGTGTGCGCCGACCCGGCTGGCTTCGGCGCCGTCGGCGACAACAGCGCCGTGACGGTGTGGGACGCGGTCGAGCGCCGCGAGGTGGCGGTGTGGGAAGGCCGCGAGGATCCGGGCCGCTTCGCCGAGCGTCTGCTGAACCTCCAGCGCTTCTTCAACAACGCGCTCCTCGCGGTCGAGAGCAACGCCGCGGCGTGCATCGCGATGCTCAAGGACAAGGGCGCGAAGAACCTGCTGTGGACCGACCGCAACCACCCCGGCTGGTACGCCACCGAGAAGCGCGTGCAGGAAGGCGAGGCCCGCCTCGTCCGCATGCTTCGCGACAACGAGCTCACGCTGTGCAGCAAGCCGCTGCTCCACCAGCTCATCAACTACGACGGCGACCGGACCAAGCGCAGCAGCAACAACGACGGCACGACGCACCACTTCGACCTCGCGCGCACCGCGGTCATGGCCGCCGACATCCTGAGCCGCCGCCGCTTCACGAGCGACGAGGAGCCCGCGCAGACCCGCGACTACTCGCCGCAGGGCGATGGACCCCGCGTTACCATTGCGGACCTCGACCGTTTCAAGCACCATGAGCGCGCATCGTCGCGCAGCATCTTCAAGCCCATCGCACGGGAGTGGTCATGAACCTCGCCAACCTGATCGACCGCCACAAGCGCTACTACGAGCGCTCCGAGAAGAAGAACTTCGACAAGGCGCGTCGGTACTACCGCGGCGACTTCTACACGTCCCGCAACGACATCAACCTGGCCGACGGAGCGATCCCCTCGTTCCTCTGCTCGAAGAACATGATCTACGCCATCGCCGACACGGCGGTGAGCGCGCTGCTCGGGCCGAACCCGAAGGTCGCGGCGAACCCCCGCAACCGCGAGAGCCAGGACGCGCTGCCCCTCGTGAACGGGCTGATGGAGTACGTCTTCGACTCGAACAACATGCGCCGGCGCGCGGCGACCGCGCTCATCGACGCGGTGCTCTGCAAGCGTGGCGTGTTCAAGGTCGGCTGGGACAAGGCGGCGGACCGCCCCATCGTGCGGGTCCTCGAGCCGGGCGCCATCTTCTTCGACCAGACGGTGCGTGACGTCGACGACATCCGCTACTGGCTCGAGGCCGCGGTGATCCCGTGGACCGAGTTTCAGCGCCGGGTGCAGAGCGGTGCGTACAAGAGCCCGAAGCTCGCGGACGTCACGCCTGACCGCTACCCGAAGTGGATCACCGACACCTACAAGGCGAACGACGCGGCGCAGCTCCGCGACGCGTTCGAGTGGGTCACGGTGTGGGAGTACTACGACCGCGAGAGCAACAAGGTCATCCACTACGTGCGGCAGGCCGACGCCATCGTGTTCGAGCAGGAGCTCGAGTACATCCCGTACTCGATGTTCACGCTCAACCAGAGCGCGGTGGACTGCCTCGGTCTCTCCGAGGTCCAGCTCGTCCTGAACCAGCAGGAGACCATCAACGACCTGCTCACGCACATGAAGCAGATCGTCTACCTGATGATCCCGCGCATCCTGTTCAACAGCGAGCTGATCACCGAGGAAGACCTCAACAAGGCGGTTGAGTCGGCGACGGGCAGCTTCGTGCCCATCAGCCCGACGAACGCTGAGGGGCTGCGCACGCTCAGCACGCTGTTCTACGAGATGCCCATCCCGCAGGTCCCGGTCGGCGTCGAGAACTTCATCGCCCGTCAGGAAGGCGACGCGGCGTTCATCTCGGCTCTCGCCGAGGCGGCCCGCGGTCAGGTGGCCGGCGCCCGCACTGCGACGGAGATGGCGATCATCGACGCGCAGATGCGGACCCGCCTCGCGACGCGCGAGGGCCACATCAACAGCGCCCTCGAGGACGTCGCCGAGAAGTGCTTCTTCCTCAGCAAGAAGTACATGCAGGAAGAGAAGCTCGTGAAGGTCAGCGGGCACGAGGGCTGGCAGGAAGTCGGTCTCGCCGACATCCGCGATGTCGACGTGAACTTCCAGATGGTGTCCTACAACCCCATCCGCCAGAACCCGTCGGTCATGTCCGAGACGCTGCTCAAGCTGTTCCCGGTCCTCATGCAGGACCCGAACATCGACAAGCGCCGCCTCATCGAGGAGCTGGTCAACAGCGTCGGCCTCTCCACGAACCTGCTCGTGCCCAAGGAAGAGCTCGAGGCGCAGGAGCAGCAGGCCGCCATGATGATGCAGGCCCAGATGGAGGCCGCTCAGGGCGGCGGGGCCCCCGCGGGCCTGCCCCCTGGCATCCCTCCCGAGCTCGCGGCCCTCGCCGGTGGCGCACCGCCGGAGCTTCCCGCCAACGAGACCGCCGTTGCCGGTGGCGAGGCGCCCCCCGAGGCGAGCCTCGCCAGTGGCGGCCCGTCGCCCCTTCGTCAATAGGAGACCACCATGCCCCTTCAGGACCTACGGTGCCCCGTCTGTGAGGTCACCACCGAGAACGTCTACTACCGCATGTCGGAGGGCTTCCCCGCCTGTCCCGACTGCGGAGCGGCCCGCCGCGTCGACTGGAGCCA